TAAAGCGCTGTTGCAACGCAGTCCAACCGCCATTCGCTGAGCCGTTAGTGAGCACGAGTCACCCTGAACTCTGTTAAAACATAGGATTAGCTGCGTAAGACATTCCCCGCCATTAGCGGGGCTATTTATCGACACATAGTTTTTCCTTTAGCATTTCGTGCTGTTAAGGCGTTGATCAAATTAATACATAAGTGTACTGTATAAATATACAGTTAATTGACCGGGGGGTTATCATGGGTTTTCCATCACCGGCTGCCGACTACGCAGAACAGACGCTCACTATCACCGGCCTTTGCGGTTACGACGGCAACTGCCGAACCATCGAAACATCAGCCGGGTACGCGATCATAAACGTCGCCAGAAAGCCGGAAAAAGGCGACACAGTGCTGATTTCGTTTTGCGGCAGTCTGGACTTTGCAAAAGTCCAAGGGAAGGCGCTAATCACTCAGGATGGAGAGTCTATTGAGGGCGATGCACTGGATGATGCAACCGTAATGGGAGTTGTTACGCACCTCTTAAATCGTGTGACAGATACTGATAATCGACCTGTTATTTAAAAGTCCGGTTCTGATTCCTGTGTCTTGAAAGCAGAGCGGTTAGACAGGTCAATTACGGTTAATTGATCTTTCTAACCTATTAGACATTTGGTTAGCGAAAACCTTAATGAAATCTGTTCGCAGGGAGAAAAGGACAACCCCCGCAAGGGGAAATCCATTTTTTAGGGATGTGCCCATGAAATTGAACGAATTTGCTGCCGGTCTCACCAAAGACGGAATGCTTGTGTTATGCCTTACTGATGGTGAAATAACAGACTACCTGGTGACCAGAAAGGCATTGCGCACACTGATTCGCCGGGAAGGATGCGGCCTTTCAGCCCAGGTTCTGGACGATGAAGATCGGATTATCAACTTGAACTCCCTGCCAGAAGCACTCAAGGTTCTCAAGCCGTAAGTGTTGATTTATAATAATCAAACGGGCTGAACACCCACTGATTACTGCGCCAACCTGAGGAATCGAAATGGCGCAGAGCATTATCCTAAACAACTCTCACCGCCCGTCTATGTGCGGTGTTTCTGCTTATGCTGGTGGTCCAGCATGAAGAAAGCAGATAGCCTCCATCTTTCGCGTGTGGCTGCATTGGGCTGCATCGTGTGCAGAAATCAGAACCTGGGCGAAACGCCTGCGGAAATCCACCACATCCGAACCGGGCAGGGCGCAAGCCAGCGCGCTGACCATCGGAAATCAATTCCTCTGTGCCATATGCACCATCGCAACGGCGGTTATGGTGTAGCCATTCATGCTGGCCGTAAGCAATGGGAGAGAAACTTCGGTACCGAGTTGCAGCTGCTGGAGCAGGTCCAGTTAGAGCTGGGAGTGTTCTATGCCTAAATACATCATCACCCCAGTTGGCAAACCCCGCATGACACTCCGCGATAAGTGGAAACAGCGCCCGCCAGTGATGCGCTATCGCATGTTTTGCGATGAAGCCCGCCTGCATGGAATCCAAGTACCGGAGAACGGCGCCCATATCACTTTCGTTTTGCCGATGCCACAGAGCTGGAGTAAGAAAAAACGCGCTGCGATGGACGGACTGCCCCACCAGCAAAAGCCCGATCTGGACAACTTAACAAAATCTCTTTTGGACGCCTTGTTTGAGGATGATTCCCACATTTGGGACGCCCGGACATCAAAAATATGGGGCGAAACCGGAATGATAATTATCGAGGATATTGGAGAGAAAAATGCGTGACATGTACGAGGTAATGGACCGCTGGGGAGCCTGGGCTGCAGCTGATAGCAGTGGTGTCGACTGGCAACCAATAGCTGCTGGTTTTAAAGGATTACTGCCGCACGGTAAGAAGTCACGCCTGCAATGTGATGACGACGAAGGGATAATGATTGATGGGTGTGTCGCTCGCCTGAAGAAATATAAGCCCGAGGAGTATGAACTGATTATTGCTCATTTTGTTATTGGTATCTCGCTACGTGCTATAGCTAAAAAACGTAAATGTTCCGATGGTACAATCCGGAAGGAACTACAAACAGCCCTTGGATTCATCGAAGGGCTGTATATATTTATAAATTTTTCATAAGCCAATATTTATCTCATGCATAAGGTCTTTTTGAATTACTCTTAAAGACCTTCTGGCTAATTTCAGAGGTAAAGATATCCTCATCCAAAAAGTCCAATAGAGCTTTAATTTCCCTCTTTGTTTGGGGCATTTCAATTTTTTCATAGCCACCGGTATTGTCTATTTTTAAAGGGAATCCAATTTTTTCTGCTGCAGCTTTCAATACCGGTAGTAATGCAGCGTCTAAAATGCCGCTTTTATTTATTAAAGTTATTTTATTTCTTATTGGAGTGTCTGCGATAACGCTCAAATCTAGCCCCTCAGGTATAGAAAAAGCGGCATTACTGGAAAATAATGCAAGGTCTTGATCTGTAGCCTCTTGAAAATACACAGTCATGTCAAAGATACTGCGAAGCTTGAAAAAGCTTCGGAAATAAATTTTATCATTTTTGATGATGGCGACTAATTTATCATCAATATTAAAGCCAACCTTTTCAGCTTTGCTAAAAGTATTTGCTGCCCCAACGATGGACATTACAAAAGATTTAGATGTGTCTAATATTTGCTTTTTATTAAAAGTTTGTAAGGCAATGCAGTTTTCAGCATTTTGTTCACCAACACCTACAAACAAACCTTTAATGTGGTCAATATTTATTTCTTCTGGTTTCCACTCGGGGATTGCAGTATTTCTCCTTACTGCATCCATAAGCAAATTAGAATCATGAAAATTCTCTAACTCAAAGCTCTCATTGTAGCTAGGGTTATATCCAGCGTAAAATGGAATTACTGAGTCATGATGCGCTTCAAAATATTGTCTTTGCTGATTAAATGTTTCGTTAATCATAGTCGAAGCAGCCCTGTCTAGTTTTATCCTCACTATTTTTATAGCGCTTTGATTATCCATAATGGCAAATAACGGCATGGATTTATCCTTTTACATGTAGGAATGTGTGTTCAGTCAGTTTGACAACTTTAAAATTTATACCCTTGATATTCGTGATAATTTCTTTGGAAATTAACACGAAACCCACCCCCGTATCATCTTCAGCTTCATAAAATTTATACCCATGTAAAGCTAACACAGGATTGAAGTTGTAGTTTTCGGAAAAGGATATATATAAAAGAAGTGATACATAAAAGAATATAGCATACTCTTTTACGGTTGCAATCGAATCCGTCCCAAGTAAAGGGAACAGATAGCTAAGAAAGTAATTAGTTACTTCTTTGTTCGCCGGTGACACGGAGTCAATATTCTTGCTAAGAATTTCAAAGTTTTTTTCGGCCACAGTTACTAAAGTCAGACAAAGTATCCAACTTACAACCGCCGTAACAAGACTTGTGTATATAAGCCATGTGTTGTGCTTCATAATTCCTATGAATATCAACGTCACACAAACTGGAGCTATGGAACTCGCAGTAAGTAGTAGCCTTGCTAAACGATTCATATTAATCCGCCTTGTACTGTATGTGCATACAGTATTCTAGCCTATAAAAGAGCACATAACCATGTTGTTTAAGAACGGTTTTTAACCTTATCACTTGTAGTGTCAAAAAACACTAACGCGTACGCAAAAACAACCGTACTCTGGTAAGAGTGGTTACTTCGTCACACCGCTTAATCATCGAAACCCTGCCAATTTGGTGGGAGTTGTCTTTTAAAGGCTGCCTTAGGGTGGCCTTTTTTATTTCCCCAAAATAGCACCCGCTCACAGCGAGGTGAGAGACGATGAAAATGAACGATTCAGGGAACATCTTCACGCAGTTCTTCGCGTGGGTGGCGGCTCTGGCTTCTGCCATTGGATTTACCACTCAGGATCTGGTGTTCATGTTCTTTGGCGCTGCTGGTTTGCTTATCTCGCTTGCCTCCTACATCAACGGGCGTGTAGATGCACACCGCAGGCGTAAAGAGGATGAGAAGCGAACAAAAATGGTCAATGACTACCTGAAAGGCGTTGGTGACAAACCCCTTCACGAACGTCCCGCAGCAGCAAGCGTGGTCGTTGAGGCATTACAAAAGGAAGGTGACTGATGGGGACCAGAGCAAAACTGAGTGCTGCTGTTCTGGGGCTGGTACTCGCTGGTGCGCCAGCATCCGTCATTCTCGATCAGTTCCTGAATGAGAAGGAGGGTAACAGCCTCACGGCGTACAAAGATGGCAGTGGTATCTGGACTATTTGCCGTGGCGCCACGATGGTTGATGGTAAACCGGTTGTGCAGGGCATGAAATTGACTCAGGCCAAATGCAATCAGGTGAATTCTATCGAAAGAAATAAGGCTCTGGCGTGGGTTGACCGCAATATTACGGTACCGCTTACCGAACCGCAGAAAGCCGGGATCGCATCTTTCTGCCCGTATAACATCGGGCCGGGTAAATGCTTCCCGTCCACGTTCTATAAGCGCATCAATGCTGGTGACCGGAAGGGGGCCTGTGAAGCTATTCGCTGGTGGGTTAAAGACGGTGGACGTGATTGCCGACTAACCAAAGGCCAGAAGAATGGCTGCTATGGGCAGATCGAGCGGCGCGATCAAGAAAGTGCGCTGGCATGCTGGGGGCTTGACCAATGAAAATTAAACCAGGTCTAATCGGCGTTGTCGTTATTGCTGTCCTTTCGGTCGCCCTCGTTAAGAGTTGCTCGGACGTCAGTAACCTTCAGAGCGATAACGACGTTCTGCGAAGTAACAACTCTTTGCAGGGACAGGTGATTGCCACCCAGGCATTCAACTTCAATCGGTTCAATCAGGTTGCAGAACATGCCAATAAGCTTAACTCCCTGATCGACACCAGCACCGAAGAAACCGTAATCGAATACCGGGAGATTCTCCGCCGTGAAAAAACCTGTGATCTGCCTGTTCCTGCTGATGTCGCTGGTGGGTTGCTCAAATACGCGCACCGTTTACGTGCCAGCGCCATGCACACCGATACCAGCAGACCTGACGCAGCCGATGATAGTACCGCTGCCGCCAGCGCAATGACGTACTGTCAGGCTGTTTTGTGGATTAAGCCGCTGCTGGCCGTCATTGAGAAGGGCAACAACAACTTCGCGGGAATTAGGCAGATAGAGCTGGAAAGGAAAAACTAAGGATGGCTCGTCCTTGAGCACACGGGTATTTCTGAACGACGGCTTTACCTGACATAGCAAAGCACCTTTAAATTCTAGAAAAGACTCATTATTTAACAAGCGAAGCGCATCAATCCCAAAAAAAGCCCCCACAAGGAGGGCTACCGGAGTCTCAGTTTCACTTGCTCTTTTTATCGATGTTTCCCTGGAGTTGGCATTCTCCGCATCAGAGTCTTGGAAATCCTGGCATCCAGCCAGAGATCAACAAGCGTAAGCGTAAAGAATTAAGATTTTACTTAGGCAGAAAGATTGGTGTTAGGTGCCAATTTATCTATCGGTTCGCGATATTGATGTTCTGGACCGCCAGACAAAGAAAGACATCCTGGCGCATAACAAAGCGTGGCAGGCTTACTGCCAGAAGGATAAAGCCGACTTGAAGAAACATATTGATAAGACCGTAGCCGAAAGGCAATGCAGCAGTCATGAAAGGGGCATGCTCCGGTAAAGCAATGCGGCAGCCAGATGCGCACCGGTTATAAGCGGCTATGAAGCGACAGCAACTCAAGGGCATGAGCGTTGCCACTCCGGGAAGTGGCAGCCATCACAAATCTCATCTGCTGGCGGGCTTGAAAACGGTAATAGTGTCATCATGATGTAGGATCACACATGCAATAAAGGATAAAATAATGATTTTCAACGTGAAGACCTACTACATCAACAGCAAAACAGACGCTCGTCTTATTCGTTACGATGTTGTTAAACTCAACGATGATACTTACCAAGTGAAGGTTTTCGACGACCAACAGCGAGGGATTTCCCATCCGGGGTTGGTGGTGCAGATTGATGATTTTCAGATTACCCGCGAGGAATACAATAAACAATATTCATCAGGGTTCAATCAAACCGTCAGAGCGGAAATGGCTCCAGGATTTGAAAATACTATCTCCGACATTCTTCAAAAGCACCGAGATAAACTGTAATAATCCAACCGCCTCATGGCGGTTTTTTAAATTTAGACGCCCATAGTCATGACTATCTTATCGGGCGAGATAAGGCACACTCGGCCTGCGTAGGGAAATCTTTTTCGACAATCAGAAGCCCTTTAACTTTTCCATCTGAATTATTTGCTGTGCTGGCTCCATAAATTGTTGCGGGATAAACGATGCGCCAGCCAAGATTCATAGCCATTGCTAGTGCGTTCGTTGTGTTGTTGGTGGCGTCGCCATTTATGAACTCCGACACTCCTGTATTCAAATTTAATATTATTGGTCTTTGACACCTTACATCCGCTACTGACGTTGAAGCGTAGACTGATAGAATGAGGAAAATGATTTTTTTCATATGAACTCCTATTTTGGCGGTTAACAATCAAAATATGATACAGAAATCCAAATTTTCCAATGCCGAACGTTTTTTTTCATGTTGCAATGCTTAATTTCGAAAAGATGCTACCAGTAAAAGTCGCCTATGTTTTTGGGCATGCAATCCCTCTTGAAACTCAGTAAGTTGCCATTTACGGGGTGTCCACAGAACCCTCAGATTACTGCGATGCGTACAATGGAGAAGGTAGTTATCACTTAAGCAGAGTTGAAGTTGACGCTTACAAAACCAATAAATCGTCTACAATCATTTTGCTCTAAACAAAACGGGACATCATCGTGGACGAAAAAGAATTAGCTTATGTTGATTCAGAAGGTGATTTAATTGTTATCGATGAATTCGATAGCAAAGTATTAATTGCTTTGGGAAGAGTTAAAACGCCAGCTGATGTTACGTATCAGATATGGAGATTAACTACCAAAAACAATTACAAAAGCGAAGCCCTTAAACAGGCAATCGAAATCATGTCCAAAAAAGTAGGAATAATGAGCCCTTTGGGGGACTGGACATATGTTGGTAATGGCTAAAATGTTTATTTTTATACGCGCCTTATATGATAAGCCACTGTAAAGTGGCTTTTTTCTTATCGGTAACATGTTGAATGATCTGGTTTTGTATTTAAATAAGTCTAAGCTAAATGATATTTAATATCATTTAAAGGGTCCTCCCGGAAGGTGGGGCCTACCACGGGGCGGCGCGCTCGCGGGAAACGGCTAGTTTTTCGGATCCAGGGTCATCATCATCATGTGCGCAGGTCTTTGATTTAGTTAGAGGCCATTTTCGCAAGATGTCGAATCGTTCAAAAAGTGCTCACCATCATGGACCAGGAAATTGCCACTTTAAAACTCAATATCAACCAGCTGGCAGGGATAACCGGCGTACACCGTCAGACGGTTGCCGCGAGACTGAAAAATGTTGAACCTGCTCCAGGCAGCAACAGCAAGTTAAAGCTCTATCTGGTGACCGACATTCTGACCGAACTGATGATCCCTACCGTTTCGGCCAACATCGATGATATGCCCCCCTCTGACAGGCTGTCCCACTGGAAAGCAGAGAATGAGAGGCTGAAGTTCGAACAGGATACGGGGCAGTTAATACCCGCAGATGAAGTGGCGCGAGAATTCTCATTGATGGCGAAAGCCGTCGTCATGGTACTTGAAACCCTCCCGGATGTGCTCGAGCGCGACTGTGCTTTAACG